AGAAGATATGATACACAAGTAGTAGACTTACCAGTCTGACGTGGCATCTTACAAATATTAAATCTGTTATCATGGAAATTCTGAATAAGTTTTTCCTGAAACGGATACATATTGAAAGGCACAAGACCTTCATCAAGAGAAACGATCTTGATGTAGTTTCTAGCAAAATAAACTGGGTCTTCTTTACACTTCAAGAATTCAAGGACTTGCTCCTCTGTAAATTCAATCTGTGTATTTGCTTTTTTTAGATTAGGATTGCCAAGATATACTTCACTCATAATAAAACCTCTTAATCTTCTACATAAATGAATGTTGCACTTGCCTGCGTCATGTTAGTTGATGAACTAATAACAGCAGTTATATAACTTCCCGGTGGAATATCGATGCCAATATTCACCAAATCGACATCAATCGTAGCACCATCCGATACATGGAATGCTGCAATCGGTGGAGTGCTTTGTGCTGGTAAAATGAATAGTCCAGTGCTATCCTGTGTAGCATATAAAGATGCGTTAAAGACGGTTTGACTTGTCCATCTTAATGCATTAGTAAACTGGGCATTATAATATAAGTATACAACTGCTGGGTCTCCAACAGTATTTACAGAACCTGTAAGTCTTCTCGGAATTAAATCTCTTGTGTTGATTTTGTTCTGATAGATAACTTTATTTTTAACTGTAATAAGATGATACAAACTTCCTGTAGTATTCATTGAATCAGTTCTTGTTGCAGTCACAGAATATGGAAGTCTTGTGGGTTGAACAATTCCTTCAATTGCTCCAAGGAATGATGCACCAGTGCAAGTTACAACACCACTTGTAGCACCACCCAAGTTAGCAGCAACATATCCAACTTTCATTGATGGATTATCAAGGTGCGGAATGGTATTTCTATTTGAATAATGTTCGTGATGGAAGAAGAACATATCCCCATTCAGTGGATTTTCCGCCGCATATCTTATTTCACCTGCACCCAACCAACGGAAGTTAATCTGATACACATTCAGTTTTGAAGGGTCTATCGTTACACCCGATGTTCCAGTTCCATCAAGTTTATCAAGATTAAAATCTTCTTGAAAAGTCCAATTCTCTGTTTGCGCTATACCAGTCTGTAAAGTTTGATTGGTGAATGTAATTGTTGATGTGCTTGTTGCATTAAATGTTCCTGTTTGGGGACCAAGAGATGTTGTTAAGAATGTTATTGAAGTCTGGTCATATTCGGCAATATACAATGCATTAAACAGTGCTTGTGTTTCAAGACCCCTGACGAGTTGAGCAATGTTTCCTGCGAGAGAACCAGTATTCAATGTGACTGCAGTAAATCCCGTATTGTTAAGAGTAACGGTTACATTTCCATTTGCAAGTGTAGAGAATGTAAACTTGTGAATATCAGCTTTTCCACCACTTGCACGAAGAACTCCAAACTGTCCATTGGTATGAGCATAACCAATTTGGATAGCATTCTCTTGATTAAACAATCCTGCTCTTTGAGTAAAACCAACTGGATTTTCTGAGAATGCTGCGGTAAGTCTACATACTGCACCTTGTCCTGGACGATATCTTAGGAAGTTTGCGGACCTAATTACACCATAAGAGTTTGCATCTGTTCCAGCACCAACTCTTAGAAGTGAATTTCCGTTAGTTGCGATTCCACTGTTAGAAAATTTAAATGTCTGAAACTCTCTTGGGTCTAATCCATATACAGCATCTCCCTGAATTTTGGGAGTGATGGGAATAGAAATGTTTTCCCCAAAAGCAGATTTTGAACAAGCACCTTCATTCAGAATATTTCCATATTCATCAGCACGAAGATAAACCTCATGAAGTGTTCGTTCTTGATTTAAATAATCTTGTATGTTCTTATTCCACTGTGCCATTAATCACTCCAACTTAATCTTTCTGGTTGGTATCTTTGTGCGTTTTTGATTCTTGAGTTATTTACCTGACCAGGATAAATGTTATGAACGATTGCACCAGGATATTCTCCCTGTATTTGTTCTGCAAGTTCATTCTTGGAAAGCATCTTGCCTTCTACTTCTAGACGGTAGAGTTTACCTTCCCACATAACATCAGCAAAGAAAGACTCTTGTGGTTGCTCTGGTTGAGAGGATCCCCCCACATTTAGGGTGCCATTAAAATCACCATTGATGGTGATACTTTCGGATAGAAATTCTTGAAAACTTTTCATTGATCAGCACTTCCAGCGACGACGGGCTTTGCAAATTGCTTTATCGGGGTCTTTTGAGCAATCGATGTTATGCATGTCTTGCTGACCCTTAGAGCGTGAGCAGAAGGACTTTCTGCGTTTGGCATCCTTGCTACCTGGTTTTGGATCACCAGTTACAGCAGTCTTTAACTTAGAACCAGGATTTTCACGACGATAAGCATTAACTGCTTTTTGACTCATACCATCAGTTTTATCACCCTTGTTGACCTTCTGCCAATCCTCTCCAAGTTCTTCTCTCCAATTAGAAAAACTTTCCTTAGCAGTTTTTGGTCTTGTTGTACTATAAAGTCTTTTATTTCCTACACCGGGAACAAATTCACCAAGTTCACCTTTTGCTTTATCATTATGATCAACGTCACCATCTGCATCAGTATCAATTCTGGTAACCGCCTTTTTAACAAGTTTTTTTAGGTTTGTTGATGGAACTTCATGTGGAGTGTGTGCTTGTTTATGAATCTCATTCAGTTCTTCTTCTTTGACGCAGTTGGGAACTACTTTGTCTCCTTTTTTCTTCATTCCAACCTGCTTATATCCAACCCAACACTTCTCATCAATGGGTTGACCACCTTGAATTGGTTCTGGTTCAATGAGATTTACCGTTTCAATTTCAAGTGCCTTGAAGTCATCTCTCCAATTTGAAAAATCATAAGACTCTGACTTATTTCCCCAATTGGCAGCACCGACTTTACGACACTTTACAAGTGCTCCTGAGGCATATGCACTTGGCCAAACAGAATAACGAGACTTGACTTTATTATAGCAAGCGTCCTTCTTGCCACTACCCTTACCTGGTTTATCTTTTGCTTCAGTAACTTCTACTTCTTCTTTTTTCATTTTCTTCTTAGGGTCTGTAGAGACATATGTTGGTTTTGCGGCGCCAGACTTTTGTTGTTGACCAGGATCCGCTTTTTTCTTTCTTCTTTGAGCAGAAAGTCTCTCTGCCTTACTCATACTTGCTCTTTTTGCGGAGGAAACGCATTTAGGAGTTCCTTCACCAGGTTCGTCACTTGCACAGGTTCCACCTGTCACAACATTGACCCAACCTTTCTTGCCATCTTTTGATTTTGACTTTCCGAACCAATCGCGGAGTCCCTCTTCACTTACGGTTTCTTCATTAGTTACATAATCTGCGGCAGTATCAATATAATCTGCTGCTTTTGTGATTTTAGATTGCACCCAAGCTTGCAGATTACCCTCACCTTTCTTACCCATCTTCTTTTGAAGACGTTTTGCGGCATTAGTCACAGTTTTCAACTCAGACCGTGCCATTGAGTATTCGTGATCTTTTTTTTCTTCTGACATTTTTTTCTTCTTACCCTGACAATGGGCACGTTGACTAAAACCTTTTGGGTTGTCACAATCAATTGATTTTTTATATTTTTCTGACCAACCCATTGGGGAAAACAAGTTTACTCTTTATTATTTAGAAAACCTTGTTTGAGTAGTTTTTGTAGTTCGGTAGTTGAACCAACAAACACTGCATTATTAGTAACATTGTTATTGGTAGTTTTTACAGATTCATCCTCAACATCTTTGAGTTTTTTCTGTAAATCAATCAATTTGTCTGTCGTGTCGGCAACACTCTTAATCAATTGTCCAGCAACTTCATATGCTCTTGGACTACCACCTTCACCTGCAAGTTCCATAATTCCATTTATTGCTTCTTGTCCTTTTTCAATCAAAGAATATAAATTAGCACGAGTGTACTCATAATCCTTTTCAATATCAGGACCTTTTGGTTTTACATTTTGAATTTCTGATGAAACTTTTTCTGGTTTCACAATACTACTCTCAACATTGAGAGCATTGTCTATAGAATCATAATTATCAGACATAACTATTAAATATCAGTTTGTTGAGTTGGACTATAAGTTTTAGAATCTGAGAAATCCTCCCAAACTTCACTAAATCCAAAATTATCATCAGGATCTGCGCTAACTGGATCTGGTGTTACTGTATATCTGACTTCACGTTTAGCAGTTTGAGTATTAGTGTCAGAATACATATCAACCTGAACCTTACGAATAAGACCTTCTGTAGAATCTGCAATAGGACCATACATGTATGACTTTGCCGTGAATCTTAAAGTATAAATCAGTGCTCTTCTTACAGTGAAGTCCCCCTCATAATCATCCTGCATATCAATACTGTCAAGAACAATTGGGATATCTTTCTTCTCTCCAATAGAGTCAATTAAATCTAAAGTTAAATTAAATGATGGTTGGAAAAAAGGAAGTATTTGCTCGATAATTTGTAAAGCATCATCACTAAGTTTTGAATAAATGCTTAACTCAAATCCAATATTATAAGGAACTGGCATATAAACTTTTTTTATATTGCCAGCACCATCCGATGCTCTAAAGGTTTGGGTTACGCTAGTTTTTCTTGTTGGATCATACTGTAAAGAAACCATTTCAAAAGACATTCTTGGTAAAGTAATCGCAATGGGTTTTTTTAAATCTGCCTGTTGCTCCAACTTTGCCAAAAACTTTTGCATTGGACCATATGAAAGTCCAACCTTTGTTTCATCTACTACGTTGTTGTTTTTATCCTCATGTTTAATGTAAATGTTGTTAAAAAGAGTTCCGAAACTAACAATCGTTTTTCTTATAATTTCGTGATAAAAATAAGTTCCTAACATTAATATTCTCCAAATGGATTAGTTTCGGTAAAATCTAAAATTCCGTCTGCCTCTGTTTCAATCTCTTCATTATTATCAAAAGATTCTTCATAACTATCATTATCATATGATTTAAGTATATAGGAAGCAGAAGAATCTGAACCAGTTATTACTTCTCCAGCAGAGAACTGTCCATCATTTACAGCAACATACAATTCTATCGGTGGATCATTCAAATCAATATCTGTTCTTAATACTATATTTCTAATTTCTGCTGTTGTTCCAGAAAGTGAACCCGTTATAGTTTCTCTGAGTTGATATGTTCCTATTCCTGTAGTTGATACTCCTGCTATTGATACTGTTGGTGCGGATGTGTATCCTGTTCCAGCATTTGTTATTTGAAGTTGAGAAACAACCCCAGTTGAAGAATTTACAATTGCCTCTGCCGTTGCTGTTGTTCCTACTGCAGGTCCAGAAATGGTAACGATAGGGGCATAGAAATATCCAGCACCAGCAGTAGAAATTGAAAGTGTTTGAACTCCATTATCAACAATTATTGCTGTAGCAGCTGCTCCTGTCCCACTTCCCCCAGTTATAGTAACTGTTGGGGGATTTGATGAGGTATATCCAGATCCAGCATTTGTTATTCTAATTTCTTTTACAGATTTAATACCGCCAATGGATGTTGTTATAGCAACTGCTGTTGCTCTAGTTCCACTGGTTGGAGCAGAAATGGTAACATTGGGAGTTGAGGAATAGTTATATCCATCATTAGTCAGACTAATTCTTCCAACCATTCCAGCACCACCAATAGTTGCCGTTGCACTTGCGTCAACACCAACAGGTTCCAATGTTAAAGTTGTAATATAACCTTCGTCTTGAACTGTGTTATCGATTTCCTCTACAGATACATCAATATCTTCGTTTTCATATTCATAAAGTTCGCACTGCAGTTCATATACATATGTTTTTCCTAATTGATAAAAAGGTTTTTCTGCCTCAACTCTTTTAATTTCAAATAGTCTTTCTCCTAAAGGAAAATATATTAAATCACCCTCTCTTGGTCTGGAGGTGAGTGTCATTGTTTGATCAGTAATATTGCCATCTTCAATTCCAAGTTTTATTCCTTCCAAATATGGCGTTATAAATTCTTCAAACCTTTCTTGAGAAATTATCAGATTTATTTCATTTTTTAATCTTATTCCAAATTTGGTCATTATATCAGATCCAGGAGCATATCCCTCATAATTGTCCAGATATGCCTCAATGACAAAATTATCATCAAATCTAGAAGATTGAACTTCTCCCAAAATATCATCAGTCTTTAAAAATTTTCTGGGGAGATAATAAACATCAATCCCATAAATTTTCAGTTGTTCATTTATCAAATCTTGTATTAAGAATTGCTCTCTAGGAGATCCTTGTAAGAAAAATGGATTGAGTGTCATAATTATCCAATAAAGTCTAGTGGTGGAAGTTCATATTCCATCGTCATTCTTTGTTTAATATCTTCAAGTTCTCTTTCTGCATCTTCGTAAAGTTGCCTTCCATTCAATTCAATTCCTCCAGGCAACTTAACTCCATTAAATTTGATGAGGTTTTGACCCCACTGTCTTTTAATAAGAGAAGTTAAATATTTTTTCAAGAAACTATCATTATATATTTGAGTAAATGATGCTGGATCAAGTGCTCTATAACATTCAATGACTATAAATTCGTTTGCTACCTGAGAACCCCAATCAATATCCAAATATAATCTGTCTTGTCTTTTATTGAATCTAACTTGTTTATCTGTTGTTAGTAAAAAGTCAATGTCTTCCAAATAAGATTTGACCATAGAATATTGGAGAAGTTCTACGGAATTAAAATAATATAAGTCGTTTAAGAATAACTGATACTTGATACTGAACATTCCACCAGAAATTGAACTGGTATCAAATTTAAATATCCTTTCAATTCCTATTACAGAATCTGGAACTTGTATAAAATTAGAAGTTTCATAAAAATTGAATGTAGTAGCAGCAATTCCTGTGGAAGTTCCCGTAGTCGTTACAATACCAACACCATCAGTTCCTTGTGCTCTACCTCTAGCAACATCATCGCTAGTTATCTTGTACTTTAAGTACATTTTTTCAACGCCGTCAAAATGACGTTCATTGAAATATTGTATTGCATCATCAACTAAGTCATCAATCTGTTCATCATCAACATTAATTTCCAATACAGGAGCACCTAATTTTCTAAGACAGTAATCTATTAGTCCTTGCCTTGTACTTGGTTTTGCCATTAGTATTCTCCTCCATCAATTGTTGAAGTCCATTTTGGAACTCCACTTGATTGTTCTATTGTTAATATGTAGTAACTTGTTGATAATAAACTTTCTGTACTAGCTGCTCCAACTAGTTTTCCGCTATCATCAAAATATGCAACACCATTTGGACCATCATAAGTTCCAGCATAATAATTTGGTGCATAAACATCAGTGTTGAATGCTAACCTAGAATTAGAATTGTCCCATGATAAAGTTTTGTCACCATCTAATCCATGAATTGTGATTCCAGCACCATCAAGTTGCGAATTATTTAATTTTGGTACTGCAGAAGCAATTCCAATGTTAATATCTTCAACCTCAAGAATTTGAGTGCTTATGATTGTCTCATTTCCGTTGACAGTAAGATCGCCAACAATGGTAAGATTATCATCAACAGTGATAGTTCCAGATGCAGAATCTAGAGTTAATCCGCCAGATGAAGTATCAATTTCATTTCCATTAAATCTTATATTATCTACATTAGCAGAACCACTAACTGAAAGATTGGATCCATCCCAAGTTAAATTATCATCATAATCTATAGATCCACCAGGACCAGAAACAACAACACGATTGTCAGGTAAATCACTAATTGTTGCCGAAGAAAGTGTAGTTTCTCCACCAGAAATATCTGCTCCACCATTACCATCAATAGCGGATCCAAATGTTGCAACTCCTACA